TAACTCTGGCTTCACTGGTTCTGACTACACTGGCTCCGCTACGGACGTTCACGTGGGTTTTGAAGGGGCTAACTGGTATGTCCAGGGCGGTCCTACCCTTCTGGCTCCTGACGCTGGTGACGGTGACGTTGAGCTGTCTGGTAAAGCAGGTGGTTCCTACGCTGTGACTGACGCTCTGTCTGTCTACGGCGAAGTCTCCTTCATCACTGGTGATGACGACAATGGCTACGGAACCAAAGTCGGAGCAAAGTATTCCTTCTGATCGGAAGGAGTACTGGGCAAAACGTTACCGCGAACGGCGGGAATACATAACTAAATATAAGATGGACCGTGGGTGTGAGCTTTGTGGATACAAGGCTCATCCTGCGGCTTTGACGTTTGATCACTTAGACCCTGCAGATAAGGCATTCAATTTGAGTGATCATACGAATCGCAGTTGGCAAAAGATTATGGATGAGATAGATAAGTGCAGGGTAATCTGCGCCAACTGTCACAACATACATACTCATGACAGCGATTACTTCTCTGAGAGGGAAGACGACTAACTGGGAGCAGTTCTGCTCTTGGGTTACCTCTACAAACAATCGTCTATACGTAGGCTGGTTTGGTATCCTGATGATTCCTACCTTACTGGCAGCCACAACCTGTTTTATTATCGCCTTTATTGGCGCACCACCTGTTGACATTGATGGAATCCGTGAACCCGTTGCAGGCTCCCTCCTCTATGGAAACAACATCATATCGGGAGCCGTCGTTCCGAGCAGCAATGCCATCGGACTACACTTCTACCCAATTTGGGAAGCTGCTACACTTGATGAATGGCTCTACAACGGGGGTCCATTCCAGCTTGTCGTTTTCCACTTCCTCATTGGTATCTATTCTTACATGGGACGAGAGTGGGAACTTAGCTATCGACTAGGTATGCGTCCTTGGATCTTTGTGGCATACTCTGCACCCGTTGCAGCTGCCTCTGCCGTGTTCCTGGTTTATCCCTTCGGACAAGGATCTTTCTCTGATGCAATGCCCCTCGGAATCTCAGGTACCTTTAACTACATGCTTGTCTTCCAAGCGGAGCACAACATTCTCATGCACCCTTTCCATATGCTTGGTGTTGCTGGGGTATTTGGTGGTGCTCTCTTTTCAGCTATGCACGGATCTCTCGTCACGTCGTCCCTCATTAGGGAGACTACCGAAGAGGTCTCGCAGAGTTATGGATACAAGTTTGGGCAGGAAGAAGAGACATATAACATTGTCGCAGCCCACGGTTACTTCGGACGTCTGATCTTCCAGTATGCTTCGTTTAATAATAGCCGCTCTCTGCACTTCTTCCTCGCAGCATGGCCCGTCGTGGGGATCTGGTTTACCGCCCTCGGCGTCTCCACCATGGCGTTCAACCTCAATGGATTCAACTTCAATCAATCCATTGCTACGAGTCAAGGTCATGTGGTAAACACTTGGGCAGACGTTCTCAACCGTGCTGGTCTGGGTATGGAAGTCATGCATGAGCGGAATGCTCACAACTTCCCTCTGGATCTTGCAGCTGCTGAGACCACCCCTGTTGCACTCAATGCCCCTGCTATTGGCTGATGCGTAAAGAACACAAAAGTCCCTCTGGCGGTCTGACCGCTAAGGGCAGGAGATACTTCAAAGCGAAGGAGGGGGCTAACCTAAAGCCTCCTGCTCCTAACCCTAAAACTAAAAAAGCTGCTGGCCGTAAGAGGTCCTTTTGTGCTCGCATGTCTGGTGTCAAAGGACCGATGAAAGACAGCAAGGGTCGTCCGACCCGCAAAGCTCTTGCCCTTCGCAAATGGAAATGTGGCTAACAGTAAAAAGAAAAAGGATCGTAAGGATCTGACCATTGCTGCTTCTTTCGAGATTGGTCCTGGACACAGGGGAGCCATGAAAGGAAAGAAGATTTATGACAAGGGAAAGAGTACGACCAATAAGCACGAGAAGGAAATGTTCTTGAAGCGGACTGGTCCCCAGCTCCCCCTTGCTAAAAAGAAATCCAAAAAACGTTATGGCTAAACCCGGACTTTATGCTAACATCCACGCTAAGCGCAAACGTATTGCTGCTGGCAGTGGTGAGAAGATGAGGAAGCCTGGCGCTCCAGGCGCTCCTACTGCTGCTAACTTCAAGCGGTCAGCTCAGACTGCTAAGAAACGTAAGTACGCTAAGTAATTATGTGTACTGGTGTTGATCCTAAGACTGTCCAGGCTGCACAGAAGATGATGATGCAGCAAGGCAGCAAACCAAAAAAGAAAAAGTAGTATTCGTACGTTCATCCTTCGGGACGCATGCTGCCTAACCATGGAACGGGGGTTAGGTTTATCTTGTACGAACTCATGTCTCTTAATCTTATTCGTTTCCTTCAAGGTCAGCGTAAGCGCGCACAGCGTTATCACACTGATGCCCTTCGCTACCGTGGTGTAGTGTATAAAGAGATCGACTGACGGTGTAGGGGAGGTTCGATTCCTCCCCCAGTCCTTGGCATTGGCCCTTACGAGGATACCCTTTGCCGTCTAGACGGTGGGATAGACCACAAAATTTGGCTACAAAATTTTCTAAACGTTTAGAGCAGTAAACTTAAACTACTCTTATTACAATGGCTAACGCTACCCAAACTGCGCTAGGCCGTGCTAATCTAAGCACCGGTACTGGCTACGGTGGTTCTGGCGACAAGTATGAACTTTATCTGAAGCTCTTTTCAGGTGAGATGTTCAAAGGTTTCCAGCATAACACCATCGCTCGTGACCTGGTCATGAAGCGTACCCTGAAGAACGGTAAGTCTCTTCAGTTCATCTACACCGGACGCATGGATGCTTCTTTCCATACGCCTGGTACTCCCATTCTTGGCTCCGGTGATCCCCCGGTGGCAGAGAAGACCATCGTGGTCGATGACCTGCTGGTCAGCTCCGCTTTCGTGTATGATCTCGATGAGACCCTGTCTCACTATGAGCTGCGTGGTGAGATCTCCAAGAAGATCGGCTATGCTCTGGCTGAGCACTATGACCGTCGCATCTTCCGCTCCATCGTGCGTGGCGCTCGCGCTGCTCACCCCGTGAGTGCAACCGGTAAGGTTGAGCCCGGTGGTACCCAGATCCAGGTTGGTACTGGTACTGGCACCAACGCTGATGCTCTCGACTCTGAGAAGATCGTGGCAGCCTTCTTTGAAGCCGCTGCTGTTCTCGACGAGAAGGGTGTGTCTCAGGAAGGCCGCGTGGCCGTACTTTCGCCACGCCAATTCTACAGCTTGATCGAAAACGTGTCAAGCAACGCTCTGATCAACCGTGACGAGCAGGGCACCGCTCTGCAGTCTGGTCAGGGTGTGCTGTCGATTGCTGGTATCAAGATCTACAAGTCCATGAACCTGCCGTTCCTGGGTAAGTATGGTACCAACTCTACCATCGACAACGCTGGCTCCTTCGTGGGCGTTGACGTCGAAGCTACTGCTACCGGCGAGAACAACCCCTACGGTGCTGCCACCGACTTCGACACCTCCTGCGGACTTATCTTCCAACGTGAAGCCGCTGGTGTGGTCGAGACCATTGGACCCCAGGTGCAAGTCACCTCGGGCGATGTGTCCGTGATTTACCAGGGCGACGTGATCCTGGGACGCCTCAGCATGGGTACTGACTATCTGAACCCTGCTGCTTGTGTCGAACTGCATGCTACCAGCACTGCTGGTTCTGCTTTCTGATTTTATTGTACTGTATTGGGGGTCCTTCGGGACCCTCTTTTTTTATGGCAACACCTTCCTACGCTTCGTCCACCGAACTGGATGCTGTCAACTCAATCCTCATGAGTGTCGGTGAAACTCCGGTCAATACACTTGATGTGCAAAGTCCTGAAGTCGCTATTGCTCAGAGCACCCTCCGACAGGTGTGTCGTGAAGTGCAATCAGAAGGCTGGGTTTTCAACACTGAGTATGAGTTCCCGTTCAGCATTAACTCTCAAGAAGAAATTATTATTCCTCCCACTGCTATCAGTGTGGATGTAAACCGATACAAGCACGCAGATAACTATGACGTTATCCGCCGTGAGGGTAAGCTGTATGACCGCTACTCTCACAGCTATAAGTTCACGGGCATTGAAACCCTCTATGTTGATGTGGTATGGTTCTTTGAGTTTGGCGACCTGCCTCAACCCTTCAAAGATTACATCACCGCACGTGCCGCTAGAATCGCCTCTGGGCGCATGGTGAGTGACGCTGACTCTATCCGTATCCTTCAGGGCGAAGAAGCTACTCTGAGGGCTCTGGCTATCGAGTACGACACCAGCCAGGCTGAGTACAGTATGTTCAACAGCACTGACCTGCGTCAACCTTACAATAGCTTCAAACCCTTCCAAGCTCTAGCACGATAATGGCAGCAGTAAACCAACGTATTCCAAACTTCCTGGGTGGTGTATCACAACAGCCAGACTTTATTAAATTTCCTGGACAACTTAGAACTTGTCAAAACGCACTGCCTGATGTCACCTTTGGTCTAGTCAAGAGACCAGCTGGTGAGTACGTTGGTACACTGACTAACGCTGAATCAGGCGGTGAATGGTTTGAGATTATCAGGGATGATGATCGTAAGTATGTTGTTCAAATTACAGACACTCCTGAAATCTTTGTATGGGACATTGCAGATGGTACCCAGCAGACTGTCAATGTAGCATCAGGAGTAAACCTAAGCTATCTCGCACGTAGTGTTGGTAGCAACAAACCAATGAGTTTGTTGACTATCAATGATTACACTTTTATTGCTAATCCTGATGTGACTATAGGTACAGCTCGTACCACTCCTACATTTCAGGACAACTATGGTTTTGTTACTGCAGAAGCTATCACATATAACAGTGAGTATGTGGTATCTATTGGTAACCCAAACATTAGTTCTACTACTAAATACAGAGCATCTACTCTGTCTGTTGTCAAGACTGGTACCTCCAGTCCTTCCTGGATTGCTGATAAT